CTATATCCCTGAAGGTGGCTGGAGTGAGGCCAGTGTTGTAGTCCATCCTTCCGAACTCTCCGTCTGGCGTGGGCCTGACGACAGAGAAGTTAATCATTTCGGGTGGACCTTTCCCCTCTTGGAATCTCTCGAAAGTTTCTTTAACTGAAATTTTCTTTCCAGTCTCTAGCCCCTTCACACTACTAACAAGGTATAGGTTACCGGGTGTGCTCAATGAGTCAGCGTCTATAAGAAATCCGGGGCCGAAAGGTACAGTGTCTTTCTTCCCTTTAGATTCTACTTGGAACTCAAGCTTGGGCGCTCTTCCTTCTACGAATTTAAGAAGGGTTCTATAGTTTCCTATCTGCTCTACCTTCTCCCACTTTCCACCAACTCCATCGTAGAACGTCTGTCCAATACCAAGTTCAATCAATGGTTTATTCTTTGCATCATCTTGAGAAAGGGTGTCGGCTGATGCGGGAGGATTTTTAGGGAAGGTATCTGTAGGTGGTTTAGAAACTGTCTTCTTCATAGACTCAGCGTCTGTAATTGTGTCAGTAACTACTGTTGATTCTTCTTCAATCCTCTCGTAATAAGCATCCTCTGATTCATTTTCTTTCCTTGGAAAAATGCCTTCCATTCTTTCAAAATAATCATCTTCGCTTTCGTCTGGCTTTCTTTCCCAATTTTCCCTTGTCTCAGACTCTACAACTGGCGCAGTAACATCTGTAACATCTGTAACATCTGTTTCTGTTACATCTGTATCAGTCACCTCTGGCTCTGTTGTAACCACAGTAGCGGGAGTGGTGTTATTCAAGACAGCATCAGCTATCTTCTTTGTCCCGTCCTCTGCTTCCTTAATGATGGACGCTTCGCTTTCACCTAGTTTGGGGCCAGCGAGATCAGCGAAAGGACTAGCCCCCGGTTCCCAGACCTTCGTTAGGGGCAGAGTTCCAACAGGAGTATTGAACTCTCCTTTCTTGAACCCTGCTATTCTTGGCTTTGCCTCTCCAGTTCTAGTTACCTCAAGCAATTCAGTAGTTAGAATTTCATCCGGTATAGAAACAACTTCTATCCCTTCCATTCCTCTAGTTTGTTTTACTAGATTATTAACAAAGCCAATAGCCTGATTGATGCCGAATGTTTCACCACCCATTGGGTTGGGTTCTTCCATGTCATCTACTTTAATAACGTAACGGGTTCCCTTCTGCGTGGTTCCCAACCCAGTCTTGCGTACTTCAAGACGAGTCAATCCCTCTGGAGTAGCAGTTGGTTTCTTTCTGACTACCTGTTCTGGCCTAACAATGATAGGAACATACCAAACATTATCTGTAAGTGGTCGATCAAGAGGATCATCAGGAAGTTCCTCACGAGTTTTACCGGGTGTATATATTTCGGCTGGTTTCTTTTCTGCCTGTATGCGGTCATAACCCAAGATGTCTACTTCGACATAATCGAATCGTTGCTTGGCTTCTGGTCGAGGCTTGGCTTTAGGTATGCCAATTGTAAATGTGTTGGACTCACGATTAACATCTATTAGCTGTCCTTCTACAGCGGCTCCGTCAAAGTATTCGACTAGAACATTCCTTCCCTTGGCCTCTTCTAGTTGACCAGTCCTGCGTTCAAGCGCCGCCTCTTTGTTCTTTCCAAATGCACCAAAGGCATGGGTCTGAGGAACAAACATGTCAGCCATGAGTTGTTCCATGTCAGCAACGTCACTGGAAATGCTGCCCTTATAAGAGCCAATCAACCTTACGCCTCTCTCTGGTCCAGAGGCAGCAAGGTCTTCATACGGGAGCATCACGCCAACTCTTTCTGGAGTTACTCTTTTTTCAAATCCCCTCTTTATGCTGGTTACATTTATCGCCCTTGAGTAGGAACCATCCGCACCATGATAGGTAATCATTACTTTGTTTTGAGAGGGCGCTTTTAATGGGGTGATAAACTCACGACCAGAGGTTCCAGTCTTTAACACATCTATAGGTGGTAACCCTTTACTCTTACGTATCTTTTGCAGTTGCTCTACATCATGCATTGCAAGCGGTCCTTCACCAGTCTCAACATAGTATGGTGACACCCTGAACTTAGAAGTAAACGGGAGAGTAGAAAGTCCAGCCTTCTTTCTCTCATTGTTTATTGTCCTAATCATGCTAGGTGTAACTTCTACCTCAATCTCTGCGCCCCTTGAGTTCTCTTCAAAATTCGCAAAGAAATCTTTAACCATTGAGGGGAGTATCTTTTTCGTACTCTTGTAAGACTTATCCTTAGTCCCTCTGTATATATTTAGCAGTCTATCTTTGGTTTCAGCCAGTTTGATTCTATGTTCTTCACGGTCATACCAAGTGACGTAGACTTCGTAGTCATAAGGATAATCAACATCCATTTTGTCAATGTCTTCCAACTTAACGGACGCTTCTCTCTGAATAATAATTATCCCTGTCTTGTTATCTATCCAGAACTCACGCACAGTTTCAGGATGAGGTATACCTTCTGGAAGTTCGGCAATCCTTTCCATGCCACGGAAGTAACCAGTCCTGTATCTTGCTTTGTTTTCTGATGACTGGCCCCGAATAAAGGAAGGGGCTTCTTCCAATACTTTATTTAATGCATCTATTTCCTTTTCTGCAACTCTTGCTAGGTCTTTATATTTTTTACCTTCCTGAGAAAGACTTAACCTTCTCAATTTTTTAATGAATTTTGTTCGTTCTTTTTTAGCCCATAGTCCGTGGGGAGAACTGGCAAGCCTGCCGTAGATGGCGGCCTCGTCGTACTGACCTTGAAGTTCTTTTACCTGCGCCTTAAATTCTTTTGAAGCTTCTGATAGTAGTTCTTTTCTTTGCTCCTCTAGGGCTTCTATCTCCTGCTCAATCTCTGTACGTTCTGCAAAGGTAAGTGTGGGGGTTGGTGCTTTAGCCCTTCCCGTTATTTCCTGAATATCAACGACATCATCCTTACGAATGTGATGCCCAATGACACTGATAAAGTCACCTACCTTTACTCCTACAGATTCAAGGAGTTTCCAATGAGCCGCATCATCAGGAGTAACCTCAGTATAAGTATAGAAAAACTCTGGATTAAGCCCTCTTGCTTTTGCCACTACTGGGCTAATCTTAACTTCATAGGTTGCAGGGGTAGGAACTTCCTCTGTCTCTGGGTCAATAGAATCAACTAGGTTTTGTCCTTTGGGAAGCGCCTTTGGACGAGTCTTTTCTTTAGCAGCATCCTTTTCTTTCTTTGGCCCCTTGGCTAATGTTCTAAGTTTTTCCTTGGCCTTTGCACTTTCTTTTTTTCTGGCTGCCGTATCTAATACAGCCGCTTGCGTCTGTTCTTTCTCTACCTGTTCAGCTACATCATCCAAGACTTGCTTCTCTTCTTCCTCAGTAAGAACTGATGCGCCCCTAGTCTCTAGCTTCTTAGCCGCCTTACGATTCTCCTCTGATAGCTTAGAAAGCTTGGCTTCACGAGCCTTATCTAAGGCCGCTATCTCTAGGCCGTGCAGTTTTTCATCTGCAATCCTTTCTCTTTCCTTAATTACAGACTCTTCTGTAACCCTTTGACCAAGCCCAGTCTCAAGGGTGGGGCGTTTAACTCCTGCTCTTTCTTCATCAATTCGTGGCTTAGTCTTGCCACTCTCTTCTATGAATCTTTCTATCTCTTCTTTAGATTGATGCTGAAGTTTGCTGATGTTATTCGCTACTTTTTCTCCGCGCAGATTAAATGCTTCTTCAAGCGCATCTCCCAACCTCTTCCTGAATTCTTTATCCTGTATATATTCAAAGAATCTTTCTGCATTCTCCCTTCTCGCTTGGGTTGCAGCAATGCTCTCTCCCTCTTGAGTGAAGGGAAATAGCGCGGTCTTTTCTTCCTTAGAGAGGAACTCATCCATGAACTCAATGTCAGCAAGAGTAACTCTACCTACAGTCTCAGGCGCTTTACGTGCGCCCCTTTGTCTAATAACAATCCTTAAGTCATCTTCTTCTTCTGGCAGAATAGATAACTCTTCTTCTTTTCCGGTCCTATCGTTGATAACTGTGTAAACTGTTTGTTTAGAAGAAGCCGCCGTTACTCCTGTTACTCCATATTGAGGAGCAGTTATTCTCTCTGGTTCAGTACCAACAGTACGACCTTGACGCGGAACTGAGCGCTCCTCTACACTTCTTACAATATAAGTATCGAACTGTTTGTCAGTCCTAAGATCAACATTACCCCAATTACCAGCCTCATCGGCCATTTCGATTGTTACTCTATCCGATACTCCGGGTAACAACTTACCCTGTCTTGAGAGTTCTCTTTCATATTGTTCGCTAAGATCAGTAGCTTCTGCTACATCAAACTCAGCTTGGCTTGGTCTTTTCTGAAAACCAGCCTGAGTAAATTCTTCTTCTGTTAGTTTTTCATCAGTCCTATAGTCCTGTTGTCGTACTGGCGCACCTTCATACTTATCCCTTAACTCTCTCCATTTTCCAGAATCAATTACGTCACCTGATGAATTCTCTACAACTACCCAGTCAGATACTTTGGTTTCATTTCTCCTCTTAAGAGTAATGTCACGTGTAGGATTGACGTAAACATTAGAGGTATCAGGTTTACCTCTCTTCATAGAGGGATTACCCTTTGCTGTCAAGATTGGTTGCGTTCTATCTATACGCCAACCACCTTCAGCAATTAGACCTGCTCCTCCTGTTGGTATTTCACCCCAACTTGCGAACACTCCTCCCGTAGGAACAGTCAGCGGTCCACCCCTCTGTATTGGAAGAGGTTCAGTACCTTCAAATGTTTCCCTTCCTTCTTCAACAACAGGTGGTGCTGGTGGTTCAACGTAAGGAGTAAGCGCTCTCTCTCTGCCTATTATAGAATTCGTTAAAAGGAAATGCTTTGTTCTCTCCTTATCTATGAGGTTATCAAAGAGAGTGGCATCTGCATCCCCTAATACCTTCTCCATCTTTGAATTAAGAATGGCATCAAAAAGGGCAGAGTCTCTTCGGTAGTCTTCCTCTCGTCCTTGTGGTTGCCATCCCTGATGCGCTTCTTTAACAACCTCTTGTCTGGCTTCATTAACTTGTAAATCTATGTGGGAATCCCTAATCTTATCTCCAAGGGCTTCCTCTATGGGAGCATTCAGAAATTTTAATTCATGCGTAAGCTGGGGATCGCGCATCATTCTCTGTTGTTCATCCATGAAATTCTGTAGCCACGCAGCCTTTCTTTTTGAAGCCCGTCGAGCACCCATGAAGGAAACACCACCACCTAATAGAGTGCCGATCAAAGCACCTCTGGCCCCTGCTTCCTCTTGCTCATGCAACGCTCTCTCTTTCTGGAAAGATTCCCACAAGTCTTCTTCTTTTACATACGCAGTAGCCATGTTCTCAAAGATTGTCTGGACGTACTCTGTCGAGCCTTCCAAAACTCCAGATTCTAAAGCGCCAGCTATAGTTCTTTTTAATACCTGATCAGGATTCTTTAACCTACGACCGAACCACCCTGCAAAAGCTGAACCATGTCCCATTTTTCCTAGAATCTTGAGAGGGAGTACCATATCTAGAGCGCTCATGGCGGCTCCAGTTGTAGCGGCAACAGCAGGACGAGACTCTCCTGCCTCCATCATTAACTGGGAATACACCTCTGCGGTGTTCATGAAATCTATAGTGCCAAGGGCAGTAAGGGTAGTTGCAGTGCGGGGATTCTTTTGAGCCAATCTTCCGATAGCAGTTTTACCTGCTAATCTTCCCCCAAAACTTGCTGGGTTTTTGGTCAAAGCAAACATTGCGACGGCGGGTGCAAATTGCATCATCAAGGTAGGTGTTTGTTCTGCGACGGAGTTGACACCCCACGCAATGGCCCCTTTCCAATCCTCTATATCACGTACAGTCTGGGGGCCAGTCATTTTTTCACTGATCTCGTTCATGTCCATGCCCATTAAAATACCACGGGCATAAGCATCTCCAATCCAGTTCTCTCCCATTTCCTCTAGGCCGATACTTCTTAAGAAGTCTCCACCCATCCCACGGAGCATTACAGAACCGGAGCCTATCAAGGCTTCTTTACCTTTCTTAAAGGCTAGTCCTATATCTGAACTCTCAGTTTGTGGGGCAGAAAATAACGGGTTACTTGGTATGTAAGCCATACGTTTTCCTCTTTGATCTTAGGCTAAAGCTTCAGATTCTGTCATTAGATGTGATTGTAATTCGTTTTTAGCTGAGTTAGATAAAATAGAAAATTCTTGAGACAACATGACACGGGCTTCTTCTTCTCCATAAGCTGTCATATACTCAAGTAGTTTAGCTAGGAATGAGGCCGCTTCCTGAGAGATGTCCCTCTCAGCACTAGCCACTGGAATTGACTTAGGTTTCTCCTCGATTAATTCTCTTTTCCGTGCATCAGTCTCGACATCTTCTAGACTCTTTACTGTTTTCTCTAGCGTTTTAATGTCTTTAGCTTTAGGCATTCCCGACTCTTCCCTAATAGCTTCTCCTTTCATAAAATCAGAGATACCGCTTATTAATCCGGGTGACCCACCAAATCTACTTGGAGGAGGGGTGGTGGTTGGTTTGCTGTCGTTAGACCCTCCAAAAGAAATGTCCGGTGGAAAAACAGGAGGTAATTTTCTAACTGGATTTCCTTGCAGCTTATCTTTTATTGCTCCAGCAAGGTCAGCAACAGTCATCGTTTCCTGATTCGATAGCCACTCACGACCACCAACTGGCGGTGGAAGCTGATCTTCTTCACTAAGGAAAAGGTTCGCCGCCTGAGTTCCTAAATCTGGAAGTAACCCAGCTACGTTGCTGGCTACACCACCAATTATTCCTCCTCCTCCAGCCCAAGGCATCTCCCAAAAAGAACGACCCTCTCCTGCTACCTTCTTTCTGTCGCTGAATGTACCCTCCCACATTTTACTCCAGACAGCATGAGCATCATCTCTATTAATGCTGGGGTCTAGTTTCCCAATTACATCTCCCCAGAGTCCATCTTCTTTGCCCCACTTGAGAGTAGCAGGATCACCTTTAGGATTCTTTTTATCCCAGTCATCAAAAATACTCTTAAAGAATGGACTAAGATGGGTTATGGTATCGTCAGTTCCCTCTTGGCCTACACTGTTATAGTAATCTCTTTGGGTTTTTGCATATCTATTAAACGCTTCAGTATATATATCTAGATTAGCGTCATCTAAGGTGACACTTCCGTCCCATATCCCCGTATTCATAGCATTAAGGGTTTCAGCGTGATGATCCAGAGCAACCTTTAAGGCTTCTGTTCTCCTTTCCGCTCCCCATTTAAGGCTCTCTACAGCAGCGGCTTGAGCAGCAGTGTCGGCGGCTATCTTATATTTAGCCATTGGCTCCCAAAGTTGAGCAGCTTCCTTGACTCTCTTAGCGCCGTAACTAACGTTGGCTGATCGGCTTGGACTGTATGCCATTAGACCATCCCTCCTATCATTCCTTGTTGGCCCATAGGTGGCGCTCCTTCATCTGACATAGCCTCTGGTGGAGGCCCACCTTCAGACATAGCCTCTGGTGGTGGTCCACCCTGTGGAGGCATTCCCTGTGGAGGCATTCCCTGTCCTGACATGTCTCCCAACAGACCCTGTTGAGCCTCTGCTGAATCAACCTGACCACCCATAACTTCTTCAGTTAATCGAGAGGCAGCTTCTCCATCTACTTTCTCATCACCAAGGCTCATGTAGGCATCTACAGCGGCAATTAAAGAGTCACCTTGAATTTGCTCTAACTGTTGTTCGTCTTGAATCTGTAGCATCCCAGCTTCCATTGCGAGTTCAATAAGCATATTGATTATTTCACCAGCTATGGACATTAAAATATCTCTTGAGATATCAGCACCAGTTCCATCTGCAATCACCACCTGTAAGTGGATAAGCTGTCCTGTGATGGCTCCAATAGCAGTGGCTGGATCGTTCTCACCTATCTTTGCTAACAGTTCTGGTTGGACTGACTCGTCGTATATGAACTCTTCCACATTAGCAAGGAGTGTCTGAGCATCACGATCTTCTTTCCCAGTGGCTGGGGCTGTATGTCCGTTTCCAATCATTATACTTGCCCCTGTTTTGAGGCACCAAGAATGCCTTGAGGACTATTATTTATTGCCGACATTCGGGTATTGCCCATTGGCTTTGTTCCGGTCTTAACCTTTGAAGATGCTGTTAGTCTGCCTTGGTTTCCTGCGTCAGCGCTTTTCCAGAAATCTGACTTAGGTCCACCGGGAATACCACCATATTTTTTTCTCAGATCATCCCAATTGGTTTGCCCTGCGAATCCCATGACATGTGAGGCGGCATAAGCCTCTTGCTCTTCGGACTTATCTAGTAGCGTGGCAATTGTTTCAATGATCTTACTTGCAGACCACAAAACCATTCCGGGGTCTTTCTCTATAGCAGCCTTTAAAAGCCCCCAAGCCTTTCCACCCCAAGACATGATTGTATTAGCCGCGCCTTTCATCCCTCCACCGCTAACTGGCGCACCAACATCATCATCATATGTAAAAGAAGGGGTAACGCCCGGATAGGTTCCTTGCATCTGACCACCGGGAAAATCTGAAAAGTCACCAGACAGAGCCTGATTAGCCGCTTGTTGATTTATATCAAGAACACTAGGATCAGTCATGTGACCAAAGCCGGGAGAAAAGTCTCCCAATGTATACTTCTTTTTCATCCAGTCAGGAACCCAGTCTGGGCCATCCCAAAAATCTTTTAGCTTATCACCAACCTTATCGAATGGACCCATTGCTTGGTAGTCACCAGTAGGTGGAATGGTTGCTATTTGATTTTGGGAGTGAAGGTAATCAGAAAAGGATGGCACTAATCCAGTTGAATCATATTCTTCCTTCATAGCATCAAATACGTTATTGATTCGTGGCCCACTAATAAGACCGCCTCCTTCAGCAACGCTTTCGGCAGTGTCTCCCATTCCAGAAATCATACTTTCGGGATCAGTAGCCATATTAGACGTATCAATTCCTTCTGTACCAAGAAGACCATCAGGTGCGGCATCTTGCAAGACAGATGGATCAGCAAATGGCTCTGCACCCTCGAACTCAAATGGAGTCCCAAGGGCTGTCAAAGATGGGTCCGTTGGTGGTACGAATGTTGACTCTAGGCCCGGTCCAGCAACAGAACCCGGACCACTTACAGGGAATGTTTGAGCACTCGCTGCGGCTTCTGAAAGCGGCATTCCACCGCTAACATTTCCCATCAGGGATTTGCCCCAGTCAGTTACTTGAGTCCATCCTCCTCCACCAGTCATATACCCATAACCAATGTAAGCAACTGCCGCAACCAAAAGAATAGGTGCTATCTTTTTGATAGCCTTCCCAATCTTTTTGATAACTTTTCCTATTGTCTTTACAATGCTTCCCATTTATTTCTCCTTGGGTAAGACGTAACTATCGCCTACTTGTACTGCTCCCAATTTTTCATATAGTTTCTTTGTTCTGTCCATGTCTCCAATCCCAGAATTAACTCCAAGGTTGATCTCTGCCACACCTTTGTTTACTCTGGCCCATTGGATGTATCTTCTTAAAAGACTTGAACCCCATCCCCTTCCTTTCTGAGTTACATAAAAGAAAAGATCAGCAGATTGTTTCTTTCTGGAGTACCATAACTGGTTAGTAACACCAATAAAGACACCCTCTATTACACCAACTATCTCTACTACATTAACCAAGTGCTCTGCTGAGAGAATACAAACTTGAACATTCTTTCTGATAATTTCTTCAGCTAAAGGAACACCCTTAGAGGAGGATTCTTTATGTGCTTCCTTAACAACTTTTATTATTTGAGGAATGTCGCCATTAACAGCGGCTCTAATCAAGTGCCACCTTCATAGTTACTATATGGATGAGCGCCTTGGAACCAATCTAGTATCCCTGCCGCGCTAGCACGATCCCTCATTTCTGACCAATTGGCTCTAGTTATATTGGTATTTATATAATCTTTTTCGGAGGACTGTTCATCAGTATCTCCACCATCATCATCATCGTCGTCATCTTGGTTGTCCCACATGTCCTTCCATTTATCTATCCACTCACTAGGTGCCAAGTTCTCACCAAATATCATATCCCATATAAATGCGCTGGCTTCTGCATTGTCTGATATGGTTGACAAAATAGTTGCCGCATCAATCTTTATGCCCTGTAACTGTACGTCTATGCCCATCTTACCTAGTTGAAACTGAAGATCGGCTACGTATTTAGCCTTATCAAATCCAACATCTATCCCATACTTTTGCATGTCGATACCGTATTCTTTTAATTCTGCATCGGTATCTATTCCATATCTTTGCAACTCAGCGGCAACTTTTGTTTTCCACCTGTTAGTAATATCCGCTATGTTAGCCGCCTGAATCTGATAACCACCGGCTATATGGGATAATGTTTCTTGAATAACACCCTTCAATCGAGTGTTCATATCCTCATAGTAAGCTGTGTTCTGCAATGTTCTATGCCTTTCAAGCATTCTTGCATCAGCTTCTGCTATAGGACCGGCTACAGAGAAAAGCGCTCTCATAACCTCCTCTTGTCCCATAGAAGCGTTACGACCTAAACCACGACCAGCCATCGCTCTAACTCTAGCTTCTGCGGCCTCTCTAAATAGTGGGCTATTCTTATCAAGGAGATCGCGGATTCTATTTTCTACATATTCATCATCTGATACTGGTAGTAACTTAATGTTAGTCGGGATAATGCTTTTATTGGGGTCATGCGCTGGCCCTTCATATTTTGCTTTTTCTGTGGGTTCAGTAGGAATATTTAACTTAGTAGTCTTGGTATAAGTTGGTGCTTTAGCAGTCGAGGCAGGTGCTGTACTTGTTGCTGTTCCTGTTCCTGTTGCTGTGCTCGTTGCTGTACTCGTAGTTGTTGATGTTGCCTTCTTCCACGAATGACCATGAGTCTGTACTGTTGCTTGCGCTTGGGTTAGGTTACCTTTCTTTATTAAATCTTTTACTACAGTTTTATAATTATCATAGTAACCTTTCATATTCTTATCATTTGGATCAAGCTTTTGACCCGTTTGATAAGTGCCACCTTTTACCCAGTCATCATAAGAGGGAATCTTTAAATTCGGATTTGCCATATTGTTATCTCTTTAAGCCGCGATCAGAATATTGAACTACAGCGCCCTGCAATGTTACAGGCTTATCGTAGATAGAACTATTTTTTATAAGAATTCCCATATTTTCTCCCTGTCCTGCAATTCTTGTTCTTGCTTTATCCATGATAGCAACACCTAATGAGTCATTAGAAACATCATCTACATTCCACTCATCATTTGTAACATCTACAGAGTAAACAGTAGATACTGGGACAGTCCCATCTCCATAATTAAAATCTGGGTATATATCTAATGTTGTACTAGTATCAGCAGACAATTCTAGCAAAATTTCTCTAAATCTTTTCTTAAGTTGTGGAGTCCCGTAATGGAAATAAGCTAATCTAATAAAAGAAGCTACCGTGGCACCATCAAAGGACGTACCAGAATCAATTTTTCTAACGTAGCCATCTTCAAATCCACCGTATAGAACCTCATCTCCATTAGCATCTTCTGCGGAACAGGCACAAATTATTTGATCAGACAGAGTAAAAGGAAGTATCCCTTCATTCTTTCCATTTATAAATGTCATGGCTATGCCAGTTTTGTCAGTAAAATATAATCTGTATTGATTTTTTTCTCTAACTCTAAGAGCGGTAGCAACATTATCTTTATATTTTTGTACGAGAGGGTCTACTTTTTCTGATATGACGGATTGCTTGAAGTCGCCAAAATTCAAAGTAGCATTTACAGATGTAATTCCCCTATCATCTAAGAATATAGTGCTATGTATCTTTTGTACTGTCTTATCTACTGCACCTGAACCGCTATAAAATGTTGTTAGATTCCAATCAGCAGAAGAAGTTCCATACAAAACGTAAGTATTGTTTCTTCCAAATACAGCTAAAGCATCTTTAGATTCTATAGACAGTCCTGTTATTTCATCGCCTACAACAATTTCAGCCGCACCAGAAGTGGTACTAAAAATGGTAGGCAATTGTAGACTTGAGTTTTGTAGAGAGCCTTTGGGAAAGGTAAGAAACAAATGATTATTGTAAGCTTCTACATACTTTGGGGTATCGACTGTCATCCCGGTGCGTATTTTTACAAAAGTAGTTCCATCATACTCAAATGCGTTATCTACAGTATTAGCACCGTACATCTTTGCAATGCCTTCAGAGCCTTTGAAATTAAAATTTACAAAATCATAAACGCCATTGACTTCAAGTGTTTGAGCATATTGAGTCCCATAAGCCTTCGCAATCGTTTGGGAAGCTGGTTGTCCTGAACCATTAATGTCAGCCCTTTTCGCTCCCGAAACTGTGATGTCTTCTCCATCAGTCCATGTCCCGCTACTATCTATAACAGATAAAAATCCTGCTGCATCATCACTAGACCATGCACCAGATGCTATCTGAATCTTTTTAACTGTTGCAGTCTGTCCAGAGGTTCCACCGACGATAGCGTCACCTTCTAAAATCTCTACAAGACCTCCATCAAAAGCAATTGTAGGACAGCTAAGATTCTCATCTGTTACAAAAGTTCCAGTAACACTTGTTAAAACGACTGTTCCACTTGCGCCCGTGTCCCAGTTTCCATAATAGGAAACACCAGCTATTGTTCCAGTTGCTCCATTTGCGCCCGTTAAAACAGCACCAACAACCATTTCACCATTAGTGGTTGTTGAGTCAAAATTAAGGGCAGTTCCTAAAGCTATTTCTGACCACCCAGAAGTGGTGGACTTGTACATACCAGCAGAGGCTCCGCCAGATTTATTTCTAAAGGCATATATATCCCCACTATATCCCCATACACCTAGAACATTTCCCTCACCGGGAACAACAGTAATAGTTTCCCTCTTCTCTTCAATTCTACCTTGTAACTCTGTGACTAGTGTAGAGTCAGCGGTGGCATCCCTTAATACAGGGGGACCATGTGAAAGACAAGTGGCATAAAGCCCCATTATCCTATCCTATATACCATTAACTGCCCAAACCACAGAAGCATATTCTGGCTACTTCCATTGTCATGCTTTAGCCTAGCGTATACGTCTGTATAGGTTGTATGTCCAGTAGCGTCAATTATTCCGCACATATTAAAATTAGCAGAATCATTGGCATTAGTTATATACTGTGATGATTTTAAAGCCGGAGCGTCTGTAGTACTTCCTCCTGTATTATCGGTAGATATCATAGCAGTCCAAATGATATTGGCAGTAGCTGATTGCTTTATTGATAAGTTACAATTAACAGCGTAAAACCCTTTGTCATAAATTCTAATCTGGTCATTAGCAAAATCCGCGTCTGATCCAACAGTTGTTGCTGATACCGTTCCAGTATCCTGTGCTACGTCTGATCCAGATGACCCTAAAGACCAATCCACAGTTACTGTGGTTGCATTAGCTACTGCTTGAGTAGCTGGAGTTCCATCCCCTGCGGCATTGTTTATACAAGCGTAACCGCCCATACCGGATTCTGTAAATTGCCTAACCATCTGAGCCGTAATTGCCCCTGTGGTGTTATTAGCAAAACTAGTTCCGGTTAAGTACGCTCTAGTTTGCCTTAATGCTGTTGGTGTTCCCATTATCCATACTCCACATTGAATCCAGCGCCAAATGCGCTATCTGTATTTAGAAAATATATAGTCTCTCCGTCTTGAAGAGTTCCACTAGTGACCGTAAAGTAGATGTATCCTTCTGCGTCATCATCTATGAATGCACCAGCGGCGGTAACTATCTCTTCTACAGTTACAACCAGAACTTGGCCTATAGCCCCGCTAGTCTCTCCCTTAATCGTGCTACCCACGCGAGGTATCTGAAGATCAAATGCTATGCTATACGCGCTATCAAAGACAGAATCTTTCGCGCTACCAATAGTGTATGGTATTCTGTAATACGTTATAGCAGACGGTAGCCCAGTGCCATCATCCCTTTCATACCCATCTAACCTATGGTATCTTCCCCTAATATCCACTTCAAAATTATTTGCTGCCATGCACTCTCCCGGCTGTAGGGAAAGAACTGGATCAATAATATTTAATCCACCTGCAAATGGAAAGTATTTAGTATTAGTGGAGCTTCTCGCGCCAGTATTAAACAAACTCATTCTGGCACTACCGTATAGTTTTCAAGATTCTGAACAACAGAGAACCTTCTATCCCTCTGTGATGGAAGTTGGTCAGCTTCTAACTTACCAAGCAAGTCATTAAACTCAGAAATAGCAGAACCCATAACTTCTGCGGCATCGTTCTGCTCTGCATAATACACTTTAGCCCTACATATAATAATTCTTTGGAATCTTGTAGGTATCACAGGGGTATCTGTAGTAGCGCTTAATGTGGTTGGAGTTTTCCAATATTCGGCAGTAAGTGTTGTTGCCGCATCAGGAGTAGGATATAAATCAATTACATTATCTGGCTTAACTGAAAAGAACTCTGGAACTCCAGTGTCTACAGTTCCATATTTATAATCTTCCCTATATTCTCTCCATCCTACATATCCAAGGGGTTGCCAATTTGCAGACGTTGGGGCATAGACAACAGAATCTATGTTCCACTGAGCCAGATCAGATGGAGAACTTATGGTTGATGTTGAAGCAACAGTAGTTGTAGAATGTTCTCCCCATAAAAAATCCCAGTTAAACCACATACTACAGATATCTGTATTAGCATCTTTAATGTATCGAACTACGTCTGCTTCATCTTCTGCTGTTGGTGTAACAGTAGACGGGCCTGTGCCGGGTATTCCAACTTCCCTAGCCATATCTTGACAAAGTTCTATATATGTACTCATTTAAGATTCCTTAATATATCTTGCGCTACTTTAAGATGGTCTATATTTGCGGCGCATAAAGAAGCCCCTGTTTCCTTATCCCTATTACAAGTGGCAAAGCCAAAATGTAACTTATGGCAAGGAAAGCAAGGGCAATCATCTGGTTCCATAGATGTGGTGTTTCTCCAATGCTTTGTTAAATTCTCTTTAGATGAATGAGAAAGAAAAATACACTTGTGATTTTTCATGGCACTAGCAGCATTTAACAAACCAGTTTCTGGCCCTACAATTACATCACAATGAGGAAGAAACGAAAGAGTTTTTGTAATAGACCATTTTCCAGACTTGGTTATTACTCTAGGTTCATTCTCCCATCCAGCCTCAAGAAGCTGGCAAATTTCGTCACCCATTGTAATTATGCTAACATCCTTTCTTTTTAAAAGAAGAGTAGCAATAACATTATCTATCCAAGGATACACTTTATGAACAGAAGAACCAGAGAGAACAACCATTACCACATTCTTTGTCTTAATTTTCTTCCTAGTTTTTTTAGCCCATCTCTTTTCTAATGATGAAGGATAATAAAAAGGAGCATGTTTAAAATCTATACCCGCTATTCTATGAGTTTCCTCAAGATAGTTTTTATTACACAGTTCGTGTATCCTTTCCTTGGGCCAATCATATTCTTCACAGCCTTCAACAACATGAGGTCTACCATCAATCTCAATAGTTCTTTTAGGATTAAGAAGTAAAGTTCCTTCTATAGATTCTGATAACTGGATAAACTTATCAAAACATAGCGACATTTTTTCCCAGTATTCGCCAAGAGAAAAATTACTTATTTGATTATCATTTTGAACTATCAACTCATCAACATAAGGATTATTCAAAAGAAGAGAATTACCTATCTCAGTAGTATTAACACAGACCCTATATCCCATTTCCTTTAACACTGGAAACAAAGAGGAAGCCTGAATCATATCCCCAAAACCACCGTACCTTACAACACATGCAGTTTTTTCTTCTCTTATACCACCAAAATCTTTTGGCAAGTAGTCTTCTACTATTTTAGTAGTAACATATATCTTCTTCATGACATATGCGTTATAACTTTTTCTCTGACCGACTCAATCTTTTCATTATTCGAGAATTTAATACCCTCATCTCTTGCATAATGCATTAAAAGAGTTCTGCCACCTAATCCTTTTTGTTTTTTCGCCCAGTTAATATCTTTTTCTGTTACTTCTTCACCAGACGCATCAAAATTAAAACCGCCTTGCTCATACCTTATTTTTCGAGCGCCATAAATTGTGGCATAAGGTTTCTCCCAATCAATCTCCACTTAATCTCCTCAGTCTACAGACCAACCAACCCATTCAGGTTTGTTTCCAACTCTAGCGTTGTTCTGTTTTTGGTTATCTTCATTCATATAAGTATCTTTTCCATCTACCAAAGTATAGCCACTCTCACGTGGATTATTTTCTGGCTTTGATTTCTTATTGAAAGTATCTCTTTGAAATTTACCACCCATGATAATTTCTATCATAATCTTCCCCAAGAGAAAGGGGGGCTTTCACCCCCCGATCCATATTAACGAAAGTTAAAAGAGCCTTCGGAAGGCGTTGAAACTTTCTTTTTTACGATTCCCATGGGCATCTGGTTTGGGCCGTGACTATCCATCCCCAATTCCTTGGGGCTTTCAGTAGCCTTTTCCAAACTAGACAAACCATTTTCAGGAATTTTACCGTCTGCTGAATGTTTATTACTAGCCATATTTCCTCCTAGTACCAAAGAACTGATACATAACCGTAGCCTTTACCTGCCGCAGTACCAGAATCAGTTCCCTCTGTAACGGTAACTTCAATCTGTGTATCCGCAGGTAACGCTTCGATAATGATCGCATCAGTATCGTCTTGGACATTAAAGCAGTTAGTCAACGCAGTTCCATCCGGGATGTTTAACTGACCATAATAATTTGGATCAGCAGTTGTGCCAATCGAAATATTTGCTTCAGTTGCATCATCTGCGAATGTCTCAGTGACATGAAGACCTATATCAATAAGCATTCCCTGCTTACCAGTTGGGCCTTTGAAACTCCAATCAACAGCAGTTCCATTACCCATATCATTGTCATGACCATAAGAATAGGTGGTCATTAATGCTTGTGAATAACTCATAATATACCTCCTATTAAGATGCGCTGTCCCAAATCACGATACGTGACTGGGCTGCTTGAGTGTGTGTAATGCCAAAGCCACCTAAGTAATACCAAGCTATGCCACGGTCCCTTCCAAAGTCGCCGGGAATTTTCCCACGAATTTCTTCTGGAACTGCGATAGCTTCTGCAACCGTATCCTCGCCAAAGAATACAGCCCAATCACTTAGACCATTGCTCCAAGCAGCGGCAGATGTACCCATACCAGAACCTTTAGCAATGTGTGTCTGCTCGACGAAACGAACGCCATCGTATCTACCTATTTCACCATTCATGATCATCTGAAATCCTTGATCCACATACTGGTGGATAGATTCAAGATCAGCCTTCAAGGTGGCGTAGGTTGACGGCCATGCAAGACAGTAATAATCATCGCCGGTGTAGGCGGGGATATTACGTTCTTTCATAAGATCGACCATCAATCGAACATGTAACTTACCAAGGGCAACACTGTTGACTAGTGTAGCTGTACCATTCGTGGTTAATGTCAACGCAGTTGTACTAGACCCACCAGTTGGGACTGCACGTAGTGCGGCGGCATCAAACTGAGCGGCGGCTAAAACGTCAAATGCTTTCTTGGCATCGTTCTTTAACACTTTTCTAACGATCTCACGAACTGGTTGTTCGCTTAAGTCGTCAAGTTTCCCGGTCCATGGGACTGAGTTACCTGCTTCTGTAATCGTCATCGTACCCTGAGAAATCGTAAATGATGTCTCTGGGATGGTATTCGTTTCCGTCAGGGTAGTACCCTGAGTGGCAACGTCACTAAACACGTTCCAATGGAATGTATCGCCACGGTGCAAACCTTGATGTGCGGCATCTTTAATGTCGCAAAACTGTCGAAATTTGACAACAGGCTGAACCGCCATTCTCAACTCACGGCTGAGATTTAGCGCATACATATACCCACCGGAAGTGTTGACAGACCATACTTGTCCTGCCATAACTACCTCCTATACTATGTTTATGGGTTGCCCTCTTGACTTCCTCATATCTTCAATAACTTGGCTTGGAGTTTTCTCCAGTTCCTCGTCCTCTCCAATCTTAGCTGTCTTTCGGGCCTGTTTTGGTTCAGAGACTATTCTTTTCTTTCTTGCGGATCGTTCATTACTCTTTCCGTTAGATAGATTAAGATTAGCCCATTCTCTCGCATACTCAGCGGCGGCTTGGATAATGTGTCCCGGTGCCATGTCAGGTCTTTCCTTCATAATGGTAACCGTTCTATTATCTGCAATAGCCCTTAACTCAGGCGTATTGGCAATCTCAGGATACTCAGACTCAAACCAAGAAACTGCTTCCTTGACTGATTTTTCATATACCTGCTGTTGCTGTTTAGCCTGTGCCACTTGTTGGCGAGCAAAAGCTTGATTTAAAGCTTTATTAACTGCTTCCTCTACATTTGGGGTGGCATCTTGCGAGCGTCCCGTAGTCAAAGTCTGCAACAATTCTGCGGCTTTATCCGCATCATCTTCATACAACGCTTGGTGGTACTCCTTTACTTTTTCTTTATAAGAATCAGTATCGGGTACTTCCTCCTCGCCCTCTGGGGGTGGAGAAGATTGTTTTGCTTTTAACTGCATTACGTAATTTCGTAATTGCTGTTCTTTTTCCTGAAGAAACCTTTCCTTTTGGGCGGCTGCTTCAAACCTTCTTTGTGAGGCTACATCTTTTTGATGAGAAGTTTTTAATCCCTCAAAAGGAACCTGAACCTCTTCACCATTTACTTTGACTGAAGTAACCCACTGTCCATCATTTGTCTGCCATACAGGAGATTTCGGGTCTTCTTGTTGTATTTCTTCCTCAACCCCCTCTTCAGACAATTCTTCTGAGGATTCTTCAATCATTTGCTGGACTGCTTCTTCTCCAACAATATCTTCTAAAACTTCAATTTCCCTAGAAGCCGCGATACTTTCCATCATCTCTTCTCTAGGTGTTACAACTTCCGCATCCTGTGGGGTAGCGTCTGCCATCTTACATCTCCTAAGTTATTCCGCTTCTTTGTACCTAGCCAACTTTTCAGCATTGTCTCCGTCTGCAATAATCGCATCCAGCCACTTAAGTAGCTTTAATGGGGTAGCGAGGTCATTAGATATTTTACGGTATTGTTTTAGTTCTTCTTCTGAAGAACCAGACCACTCCTGAAAAGTCATTTTCTGAAGTTCACCAAGAGCATTTCTATAATCAGCTATTGCTCTCTCAACTAAAGCTTTCCCGGTTGGAGTTCTTATAAATTCTTGTGTGCCACGACCAATTTTAGTTCTTGTTATTAACTCATCTATTTTAGGTGCGGCTGGGTTTTGATAATCTGTCATCCTACCTCATATGGTATTTTATTATATTTATCTCTTGCCATGGTTCCGACCTTACTTACATTATCTTTGTCTTCTACCATGCGCCTTTCGATTTCTTGATCAATAACTTGATTGAGTAAGGCATCTCTTTGCAACATCAATTCCGCTCGTCTAGTATCTGCATCTTGTTGTTTTATACTAGCCTCACTTTTTTGAACATTAAGTTTTCCAGCATCAGCTTGAGTTCCTATAATTGTTTTCTGCAATTCTGTCTGCGCTCTTAACTGAGCAGCCCTTAAGGTAGCTTCTGCCTTCATCTCTTCTATCGTCAAGCGACCCTGCATCTTAACCTGATCAGTTTCAAGCATCTGTCCCATCTGATCAATCTGTGCTTGCATTTCTTCTACCTGTGGATCAACATCATCGGTCGGCATTAAGAATCTTGAACCATCCTTATATCCAAGTTGTGCAAAAACTTCTTTTGCTACCTCTTCTACATTAAACATTCCTTCCATCTGTGGAAACTGAGAAAGACTTCCAATGCCATAAAGAAGATTCTGAACTCTTCCAACGGGATCAGTAGCATTCATTCCAACATTGACTTTTAATAGAACATTCTGCTTAAGAAGTTCATCCATAACTTCATCTTGTCCGAAATCTATAGGACTTTCGGCTTCTTCAGACTCATCACCTATACCAGCAAATGCCATTACATGCTCATCTGTTTCGTAATACTGTTCAAGCTTTAACAGTTGTTTCAATACTGGCTCAACCCAAGTTTCTGCAAAAGTTCTTAAAACAAATTCAGAAACACTATTAGTATTGCCAGCAATTAACTCCATGCCGCCTACTGTCTCATTAAGGTTACGAGCGCCACCTACGGTGGAGGCTGAGAAGTTACCTTGCAGTTCATCGAAATCCATATTTATTCGATCCTGCTCTTGGTAAGCAGACGCAGTGACATCTCTCGTTTCAACGATTCTGACGTCTTGGTCTGGATCATCCATCTCAACCGCACCACCGGGAACAGACCTAAATAGGGCATCTAAGTCTATATTTCGATCCCTCCGAATATGGTAGCGCTTATTCATCGCCAACTTAATGTTGTCGAATCTTTGATTCCATATATCGTTTGATGCGGCTTGCAACTCTTCGGTGAGTTCTACAGTTGCTGATGGATAAACACGGTGCGCTTCAATGTTCAGCTTTCCCATCACGTAGGGGCGCTCGTTGTCTTTTAACCACGGATACATCTCTTGCAAAGGTTTAGGATCAGTTAAAAGATATTGAGTGCCAGCAGTAAAAAAGCACCAATCCTGACCTTCTTTCTTAATAATATTTTTATGGACCCATACAATTTTAAATTCATCTACGGTTTCAAATTGATCTTCTAATGGGTCTTCTCTAGGTTCTTCCCTAGTCAATCGCAAAGTATCATCATCTTGTGTCTGAGTAGACAGAAGTTCACCCATAGATAATTTGTGCCATTCTTTGCTATCAATCCTTTCCATGACATCTTGAACGAACATAGGAATTAAATGGATAACATATGGAGATGAAGAGATAGGATCATACCAATCTGAAGCTGGATCAATTCTAAAATTCTCTGGCTCTACAACTTCTATAACTGGAAAGTCTTTTATAGTGGAGGTTACTTTCTCCCTAACAGGCTTTCCTTCCATATCAACAACTTCGCCACCATCATCATCCACAGAAGCAAAAGTCTCATCTCTCTCTTCAAATTCCCAATACTGATGAGATACAACAGTTCCATAAATAGCCGCATCCTGAAGGGCTGTCACCATAGTGGTGAACCAAGGAATGGTATTAGTCAGTCTATACTGCATAATTGACTGGGCAATAGCTGCTCCAGCAATTTGCTGTGGATCATTAGGATTAGCGGGACTAATGCTCATCATATCTTCATTAGTGAAGAATGCTGTAGCCATAGCCGCTTCTAACTTTCTAACGGTTGTCCTTGTCTTTGGTCTGAATAATCTAGACCTCTTATCATACGCGGAAGTTAAATACTTAGACCCCGGCGGATGCCTACTATTAAAGTTAGATAAATTCTTTTCCCATTGATATCTTAGATTAGTATCAACCCAGTCAGTAGAAGAATCATAGGCATTCCTAGCAAGGCTTAACCATTGCTCATTTTTATCACCTATCTCTTCACCACCAGCAGGAGGAATATCTTCATTTAATGGTGGTTGTGGATTAATAAGTGACATTAATGATATTCTCCATTCAACTTTCCTTTATCATCCATTTTTAAATCGTTATACAAAGTGTTGTTAAACTGACCCCTTTGCTGTCTGAATCTTTCTAATATTTCTCCACCAGCATTAGTCACAACTTTGTAATTCTTGTCTATCTTTTCTTCATGAAGAATAAACCCCCAATTTCCAGACAAGCGCATGGACTTAACTCCAACAACTCCATCCATAACATGGACAGCCCATAACCAACCCGGATATTTTTTCTCAAGATGTTCTGCAACATTTTTAGCTAGAGTATAATCATGAACATTAAAGTCTTCATTTTTTTCTACTTCAAATGCATCTGTATGAACAGCGGCTTTATCTGAAAGCATACTATCTTTTCCTTTTTGGAGCGTGAAACGTTCTTTTACCATCATTAAATACATATGTAACAACAGGTCTGGTTCTTCTTGTAGGGTCAGCTTTATCTACTAACTCTGTCCAAGGAATTCTTTTTTCTTTTGTGTTCATGTAATGATTATCTCTGGAATATACTTAGGTTGACGTACTAAAGGCCACTCAGGATCATAAGGAGTTAGCACAAGATTTCCAGCAGAATCTATAGTAAACCCGTATGTAACTCCGACTATTGGGAATAGAGTTCCTTTTCCCCATGTATCTGAAGAAGCCGCCCACGTTCCAACTACTTCATCCCAAGGAGCTCCAAGATTTAATCCAGTTAAAGAAGCGGCATCTGGATAAAATAAATGTCCAGCTAATTCAGTAGGAGCATATCCAGTAAGAGCTAAAGAAGCAACAGGAATTACAGTATGATGTAATTCATCTACTGATGGGATACTTGTCGTAAGAGTTAAACTAACACCATCTGGAGTTATAACTCTTCCTATTGATATAGTAGGAGAAATTGGATTTTGATCCCAATCCCAATAAGCATCATTCCATTGGTTAGGTACATCTGCCCAGTCATAAGTTTGTATTAACTCTAGATTGGTATTACCTACTGCTATATTAAAGTTAGTAGAGTCAGAAGGTGCATGCCCAGTTAAGGCTAATGACCCCACAGCAGGATTTATATAAGGACCATTCCAAGCCCTACTAAATTTAGAGTCGTCCCAATCTCCAGTTGTTGCCGCCCATGTGCTGATTGCCATTTATGCTCCTGTTAGCATCGTGCCCTTTTCTGGAAACCACAACACATCTATTTTGGTAGTTTCAAACATATCTATTGCCTCTTCTACTGTTTCTATCAATGGATTTCCAGCCACATTAAAACTTGTATTTAATAGAACAGGCACACCAGTTATGAGTTCAAACTCTCTTAATAGTTCATAGTAATGCCACAAATCTTCATCTACGGTTTGTATGCGACAAGAGTTATCAACATGAACAATGCCCGGAATTATATCTAATTTATCCTCCTTAACAGGAAATGATACAGTCATAAATGGAGAATCGTTTAGCCCATGCATTTCAAAATATTCTTTTGCTCGATCCTTTAAAACAGACCCAGCGAATGGCCTGTACCATTCTCTATTTTTTACAGAGTTTATTATTCGTTTAGCATCTGGATTTCTTGCATCAAACAAGATTGACCGATTACCTAACGCTCTAGGGCCAGCCTCTGCTTGACCGTTATAAACTGCTACTATCTTTTGTTGGGATATTAATGAAGCAATCTCACCAGTTGTAACTTGATCTCCGATATCTGGAACAACATCTTTAACATGATTAAAGAAAGTATCCTTTAATTTATGCACGTCAGAGGAATTACTTTTCTCTCTATAAACAAGCATTGCAGACCCAATGCTATTACCACTATCATCTGCAAGAGGCTCGAAATAGAAATTAACGTGAGGTAAATTCTTTACAAGATACTCGTTAGTTACAACATTTAATCCATAACCACCAGTCATACAAACATTATGTATGGCGTACTGTTGTACCATATCCTCAACTAAATTTAAAACTACTGATTGTGTTTGCTTCTGTACCTGATAAGCGTAATCAGCATATAAAGAATATCTATACTCAGAAACATTATCTACCTGATAAAAAATATAATCTTTGTATGCTGACTCTTTTCCAACATAGTGAAAAAACAAATTAGTATTCGGTACGCCCCCAACAAACAGTGGTTCAAATTCTGAATCTTCACCGTAGGCGGCCAGACCCATCGTCTTCCCATTCTCTAGTATATTCTGTCCAATCAATGAAGTGGCAGTCTCATAAACCTTAGTTATGTTCATAGTGCTATCCGCAACAAACTTACAATTGGGATACCTGCCTTTCAACTCAACTAACTTCTTATGATTATCTACATCATACTCCTGACCTATATTCTTAAGCCAGAAAGATTTGTATACGGGCCTAAACTCATGCGGATAACGGGCAATGAAGACAGTTTCCGCCTCTCTCATAGAACCATGATTTGAGCCATTCCTATCTATAACAAACAATAAAGACTCTTCAAATCCGCTATTATAAAATGCAAGACTTGCATGAGATAGGTGATGCTCATCACACATTCGAGACACTGGACATCCAAAGTGCTCTTTTATGTATTCCTCTAATTTATTATTAGAGTCATCAAGGTAGTCGGGAGAAGAGATAACAGCGTAATCAACGTCATCTAACGATGAGGCATAATCTAGACATCTATATGGGTGCTTATCTCTTTTTACACCAGACAAGCGCTCTTCCTTTGAAAAATAAACTACCCTTCCATCTTCAACAATAGCTACACTGCTGTCGTGAAAAGGGGAAACCCCAAGCACTCTCATTCTAAATATAGTTTACATTTACTACTAATCGTGACCTGCTATTAGTGCAGGTAGTAGAGCAGTGCTTAGTCAGTCCATCAAAAAGTAAAGCCCTATTTTCTACTGAATCTACTTTAGTGCCGTCCTCTAGTGTCGTCATTCCATTATTTGTATTAATATAAAGAATAGCCACTTTATGTGGATAAAAATTATCAACATGAAAGTTATTCTGTATTTTTTTATGGGTATGAGGGTAATTATTTACCCTTAATTTAATTAATGAATTAACTTCTAACTTGTGGACAAAGGGAAGAAATAGATTATAGAAGCCACTTGTAACCCCTCTTGGATATCCTTCTTCACTATCCTGTCTAATGCTTGAAAATAGAACGTGTGAAAAGTACGTGTCCAACATGCTCTCTTCATCACCAACCCCAGATACCTTATCTTGATGATACCAAGGAAACCCGGCGCTAAGTAACATATTCTTTATTGGTAGAAACTCACTCTCGATTAAGAAGTTATCTATTACTTCATAAGGTTTCAAACGTAACTTCTTATTCGGCATAAAGTGTTACTTCTCCACAAAGAGTAACCCTTTGCACGTCTGCCTGAAACGCATGAACATAATGGTTAACCCAAGAGGGCCAAATCATTAGGTCACCTCTTTCAGTTAATTTTGCAAACTGCGCTATACAAAACGGCAACCTCTCTTCTCCATAATTCCATTGAGTAGTTCCCGGCCCTTCAGATGTTACTCTATTAGAATTAAGTAAGTATTCTTCCTGTATCTCTTTAGGAATTTGTAATGTTATGCAAAATTGTAAATCACCGCCGTGAGTATGTGAAGGGAAATACTCTGTTTTACTTTGAAAATTTACCCACAACTTATCAAGCCGCCAGATTATATTATGATCTCCTGAACTATCTACGTCTAGTTCTGGATTCCTTCCTATTATATGCCTAAAGGAGTTAGGGTTATATTTTTTAGCGGCTTCTAAATATAAAGAAATATACTTTGAAAATTTTGAATTAAACCACACAGAAGGGTTCTTGAATTCAAATCCATAGGTTCTTACTAAGGAACCCCAACTAGAGTTTTCTTCTTCAGTTTTTAATGCCTTCTTTCTGTTCTTCTTGCTTTTATCCAAGAGAAACTTCACAAGATCAGGATGTATCTTACTGCAAAGGAGGAATGGCCCCCAGAAAGGAAACCAATAACCTATCTCTTCATCTTCACCATTTTCTCGCATCATCTTTTCATAAAGGTAATCTTTTACTTTAAACTGGGGAGTCAAACCTCTATCTCTTGCCCCCACTTTCCTACGGGACAAGACATAAACTTATACTTAGTTTTAACCGCCATCACGCATCCACACTTCTTGCAAAAATAGTTTTTATAATACTCGCATTCTTCGCATATGTCCAGTCTCTTTTTGGCTAAACTCTTATCCCTCAAAGTCTGGGTCGTATTCAGAAACAAAGTCCCACTCTCCAGTGCCTTCATTCCATTCATATAAATATCTTTCATCTGGATAGGGTTTTGGACACTCCCATAGACAAGTACTTTCATTTAAAGTCCATGATGGGTATGGTTGCGGTGGAATAAACACATCCCTAGTTACGTCATATGTGAATCCAACACCTGCATAGTTTTTCCTAAGCGCGACACCATTATCTTCTTCATTTGAATTTGGAGCGTAATGCTTTCCGCCCCTTGTATTGTAAGAGGTCTGAACCCATTGCCCATCTACAGTATCTACATGGTTCTGTTCAGCAACTATAACATTGGTGACAATTCCACTTTCTACTTTAGCAAAATGACTCATACTTCATACCTCACTACTACAATTCCTGAACCACCGTTTCCGCCAGCATAACCACCCTGACCGCCGCTACCGCCGCCCCCTGCACCGAGGTTTGCGGTTCCTGACGTACCAGCGGAATTTCCTACTGCTCCAGCACCACCTCCGCCATTCCCACCAGCGCCAGCCGAGCCGCACCATGCGCCCCCGCCGCCCCCGCCGCCGTAATAAACGTCTGAGCCAGTTTGGTAATCATTTTGGAGTCCAGTATATCCAGCAGTAGGCCCATTGCCTGATGACCAGCCTGCTCCTGCTCCGCCACCTCCGCCTCCGTAGTGACAGCCACCCCAATATCCTGTTCCTCCGGTATTTCCATAGCCAGTACCCGTATGGGTGCTTGGGTCACTTTGGTTACTTGTACCTCCGGGCCACGTTGCGCCACCCCACGGAGCGCCACCACCGCCTCCCGATCCACCGACTTGGCCGGGACCGTTTGACTCGTAGTTTCCTCCACCGCCTCCAGCATTAGCAGTTTCACTAAAAGCAGTTGTATTATTTCCGGGATACTGACCAGAACCAGCCGAGCCAGTTCCACCGCCACCTATGGTAATGGTATATTCTTGAGCACTAAGAACTGCCTCTG